AAGGTAACTGATGAAGAAAGAGATAGACTTATAGAGTCTGGACTAAAACCTAAACAAAAAGATGCAAATGTCTTTGTGTTTAAGCGTAAGCCTATGACCGCTAAGGGTAACACAATGCCTGCTCCTAAGGTAGTAGATGAGCACAAGCATGGCTGGGATAGTACAGTAAAGATTGGTAATGGTTCAAGGGTTAAGGTAGCCTATGATACCTACGAGCATCAAGCAACCGACAAGTTTGGTCTTGGTAAATCTCTATCAGCAGTACAGGTTATGGAACTAGTAGCCTATGCAGGTGGTAGTGATGGACTGGACGAGTTCGATGCAGTTGTTAGTAAGGAAGTCGAAGAGTTCTAATGGGATAACATGTTATCCACAGGGTAAAGTAGCCTTAGCATCTACGCCCTACACTTCCTGAGTATGAAGCTAAACTGCTCACTTTTTTTAATGGGATAGATTATGAATCATGATGAACAACAAGGCACCTTTATACAGCACGAAGCATGCCCAGAATGTGGCAGTAAGGATAACCTAGCTAGGTATTCCACTGGTCAGGGGTATTGTTTTGGTTGCAGTTATTGGGAAGCACCAACAGGTGAAGGTAGAGTTGAAGCAAAGATAACAACGGAGGTTACAAGCAAGATGGAATTATTTACAGGTAATAGTGGTGCCATAGTAGACAGAGGTATCAACTCAGATGTAGTAAAGAAGTATGGTGTTACCCTACAGTACGGAGAGGATGGCTTAATTAAAAAGCATTGCTATCCCTACCACAATGTAGATGGTGAACACATAGGTAATAAAGTTAGAACAACTGACACCAAAGACTTTATGTATGATGGTAACAGTAAGGATGTAGGATTGTTTGGCGAGAATGTATTCAAGGGTGGTGGTAAGTACATCACAGTATGCGAGGGTGAGTTAGATGCAATGAGTGTTCACCAAATGTTTGGTAACAAGTATGCATCAGTCAGTCTACGCACTGGTTCTAAGGGTGCAAAGAATGACATCAAGCGTAGCCTTGAGTACCTTGAAACCTTTGATGCAGTAGTGCTATGCTTTGATAATGACAAGGCAGGCAAGGAAGCAGTCAAGAGTGTGGTAGATTTGTTCTCACCTAACAAAGTTAAGGTGTGTGACATGCCCCTCAAGGATGCCAACGAGATGTTACTAGCAGGTAACATAGCTGCATTCACTAGAGCATGGTGGGATGCTAAGTCCTATAGACCTGATGGAATAATAGCAGGTGAGGACACGTGGGATATATTAATGAACAAGGATAAAATTGATTCTATTGATTACCCTTGGCTTGGACTCAACGAGTTAACCCATGGCTTTAGACAGAATGAGTTAGTAACTATCACTAGTGGTGCTGGTATGGGTAAATCTCAGATGGTCAGAGAGCTAGAGCATTACTTACTCAATGCAACGGAAGATAACATAGGCATCCTAGCACTGGAGGAGATTTCAGAAATCACTACTCTAGGTATTATGTCTATTGAAGCTAACCTTCCTTTACATTTACACCGCAAAACAATAAGTGACACTGAGCTTAAAGGATATTGGGATAAGACCTTAGGTAAAAAAATCAATGGTAACTCTCGTGTGTTTATGTATGACCACTTCGGTAGTACCAACGAGGACAACTTGCTTAGTAAGGTTAGGTACTTAGCCAAAGGTTTAGACTGTAAGTGGATTGTGTTAGACCACCTGTCCATTGTAGTCAGTGACCAAGAGGTTCAAGATGAACGCAAGGCAATTGATAGTATCATGACCAAGCTAAGACAGCTCGTACAGGAAACAGGCATAGGCTTATTCCTTGTATCTCATTTACGTAGACCAATGGGTAAGGGTCATGAAGAAGGTGGCCAGATTAGCTTGTCAGAGCTTCGTGGTTCAGCTTCAATTGCACAGCTATCCGACATGGTGATAGGACTAGAGCGTAACCAACAGGCTGATGACCCTCGTGTACGCAACACTACTATAGTTCGTGTACTAAAGAATAGGTTCAGTGGACTGACTGGTCCTGCTTGTTCCTTGTATTACAATAAAGATACTGGTAGAATGAAGGAGTCAGATGAACTCGGAGAATTTTAATGAAGCAAATTATAGTAGACATAGAAGCGAATGGCCTAAGGCCGGACACTATATGGTGCATAGTAGCAAAGGAGGTAGAGTATGGAACAAGTAACACATTTATTGGCGATGATGTTTTTAAGTTTGCTGATTGGGTACACGATACTGGCATTACTCACATTTGCGGTCATAATATTATTGGATATGATTTACCCGTTATGGAGAAAATTACGGGATTCAAATGGGAAGGACCTGTTCAAGATACGCTAGTCATGTCAAGGTTAGGGCAACCTAACAGAGATGGCGGTCATTCATTAGCTTCGTGGGGTGAACGACTAGGCTTTGAGAAGGGTGACCACAGTGAGTGGGGTGAGTTCTCTTGGAAGATGGTCGAGTATTGTAAGCGTGATGTCGAGCTGACTGCTAAAGTTTATGAAGCATTAAGCAGAGAGCTGTCCGCTTTCAGGAAGGAGAGCATAGACCTTGAGCATGACGTGGCTAGGATAATACACAAGCAAGTAGAGAATGGTTGGACTCTTGATGAGCGTGGCTCTAACCTATTACTCGGTGAGCTTCGAGAGAAGTTACACAATGTAGAGGTTGATGTGCGTAATACATTCAAGCCATTGCCTGTGTGGATTCCAGCTAACCATCCTCAAGACAAGAAGTATAATGTAGATGGCTCAACATCCAAACGATACCTAGCACAGATAGATAAGGGTGCTCATTGGAGAGAGGGTGAGTGGGGCTATAACATATTCCCTCAGTTTAACTTAGGCAGTAGGCAACAGATAGGTAGGTACCTCCAGCACTTCGGATGGAAACCTAAACAGTTTACTGAGAAGGGTAGTGTTATTGTTAACGAGAGTGTACTTAGTGGTGTTAAGATACCACAGGCACAACAGATAGCCGAGTACCTTATGTTACAGAAACGTGTAGCACAGGTGCAGAGTTGGGTAGATGCTCTTGAGATTGATGGTAGAGTGCGTGGCTATGTCAATACTATCGGTGCTGTTACTGGTCGTATGACACACAGTAAGCCTAACATGGCACAGGTTCCTGCTTCCTATTCACCTTATGGTAAGGAGTGTAGAAGTTTATGGACTGTACCTCATGGCTATTGGTTAGTAGGTTGTGATGCTAGTGGCCTTGAGTTACGGATGCTCGCCCACTATATGAATGATGATACATACACCAATGAGATACTGACTGGTGACATTCATACTGCCAATCAATTGTCTGCTGGTCTTGATACTCGTGACCAAGCCAAGACTTTCATCTATGCTTTCCTTTATGGTGCAGGTGACGAGAAGATTGGTAGCATACTAGGCGGTGGTTCCGGTATAGGTAAGAAAGTTAAGAGGAAGTTTCTTGATAACACACCTGCTCTCAAGTCCTTACGTGAGCGTGTAGCTACAGCATCTAAGCGTGGCTACCTCATAGGATTAGATGGTAGGAGAATACATGTACGTTCAGAGCATTCAGCTCTCAACACTTTACTTCAAGGAGCAGGTGCAATTATTATGAAAAAAGCACTTGTATTATTAAATAACTATGCTATACTAAAGGGTATAGATTACAAATTTATAGGAAATATACATGATGAAATACAAACAGAAGTCCATGAATCAGATGCTAAAGTTTTCGGTGAGATTGCTGTCAAGGCGATTCAAGAAGCTGGTAAAGAGCTTAACTTAAACTGTCCGTTGGATGGTGAATATAAGATAGGAGAGAACTGGAATGCAACCCATTGATAATGTAAACCCAAGCCACTACAGGCAGGGAAAGATAGAAGTTATAGACTTTATATTGGACCAGAAGATGGACTATCTTACTGCTTCAGCTATGAAATATTTATGTAGACATGCACACAAGCATGGAGGTGAGGGCCAGATAGATGACCTTCGTAAAGCGAGATGGTTCATCGAGAAAATCATTGAGCATAAACTGGGAGAAGAGAAATGAGTAAGATTGATAACTTAGTTCAAGACATATACGACCTAGCGGAAACAAAGAGTCATCCTGCTAGGGTACCGAGTGAGCAAATCTTTAAAGACTTTGGTTCCAACATGGAAACAATCATGAGAGAGTGGCTGTACCCTAAGGACTATAGTGGTGGTACATTAAGGATGTCTAACATTGGACACCCTGATAGAAAGCTGTGGTTCAAGCACAGAAGGAAAGAGTTCAAAGGTGAAACACTAAAGGCTCATACTTTAATTAAGTTTCTTTATGGTCACTTGATTGAAGAGATGCTACTAGCACTAGTCAAACTGTCAGGACATGATGTCACTGATGAACAGAAGAGAGTAGAGCTTGAAGGTATCAAGGGTTCAATGGACTGTAAGATTGATGGCTTGTTGTGTGATGTAAAGTCTACATCAACCTATGGCTTCAAGAAGTTTAAGGAAAACACCTTGCAATATGATGACCCCTTTGGTTACATAGACCAGATAAGTGGCTATGGTCAGGCAGAAGGAGCTGATGAAGCCTGCTTCCTAGCTATGGATAAGTCAAACGGACACCTTGCTGTATCGAAGGTTAACCTAATAGACAAGGATGTTGTCGCAAGAATCAAACATGTTAAGTCAATGATAGAACTAGATACAATGCCTGAAGCATGTTATGACCTAGTTGCTGATGGTAAATCTGGCAACATGAAACTACCTATAGGATGTTCTTACTGTGAGTTTAAGAAACATTGTTACCCTAACATGAGAGTCTTTGCTTATTCAACTGGTCCAAGATTCTTAGCTGTAGTTAATAACGAACCTAAAGTAATGGAGATTAGAAATTATGAGTAAAGAATTTAAATTAATTATATCGGACAGCCGTACCTTTGAAAAAGATATGGGCAATGCTCTTAATGATGGGTGGGATTTACTAGGAACCCCTCATTTAGATGGCAATAGATTTCTTCAAGGATTGATTAGACATACTAAGGTTCCTGCAATAAAAGAACCAGAGAAGAAGAAGTAATGGAGTGGCGATACAGGGGCATGATGGATGCTAAGGGTGTGTGTACTATCAGAGAAGTTTTCTATCAGGAAGATGGCACTATCACTAGCTTTGCTGTTGACCCTGCTATACCACATGGTGAATCACCTGAGGATTTAAAGGATAACATGTTATCCATGGTTGAGTGTCTTGACCAACCATACCTACTTGAAGGAGATTTTATACCCTCAGGAGAGAGCGAGGAATTTGACTTTACTTTTATAAGAGAAGATGAAAACAAATACCATTAAATACAGAAACAACTTTGAAGCTGACATTGGTGAGAAGTTAGTTGACTGGAACTATGAACCCTACCAGATACCTTATGTTACAAAGCGTAACTATACTCCTGACTTCACTAAGGGAAACATCTTAGTTGAAGCCAAGGGTTACTTTAGGGTAGGTGATACACAGAAGTATAAAGCCATAAGAGATTCACTGTTCTCACAAGAGCTTGTGTTTGTCTTGACCAATGCTGACAAGAAAGTTAGGAAAGGTTCCAAGATTACAATGGGTGAGTGGTGTGACAAGGAAGGATTTAAGTGGTTCACACTGGACACACTAAAGGAGCTGAAGCGTTATGGCATTACTACTGAATGAACTAAAGGAAAAACTAGCCAACGAGTTTGATGTCTGTCTGCTCTGCGAGTTCTTAGATATAGAACCGGAAGAGTTACTAGAAAGATTTGATGACAAGTTAATTGACAACATAGATAAATTTAAAGGAATAGAGGATGAATAAATTACCAAACGATTATCAAAACTTCATTGCCCTTAGCAGGTATGCACGATGGCTACCTGAAAAGAACAGAAGAGAAACATGGGAGGAAACAGTAGCACGCTACTTTGACTTTATGCATGAGCACTTGAAGGAAAACACTGACCAGAAAGAAGGAATGGTTCCTGAAACTAGGGAGATATTAGAGAAGGCTGTGCTTAACTTAGAAGTTATGCCTAGTATGAGAGCTCTAATGACCGCAGGTCCTGCCTTGGCTAAGAACCACATAGCTGGGTACAACTGTGCCTACCTAAGTGTTGACCATCCTAAAGCATTTGATGAATGTCTATTCATCTTGATGCATGGTACTGGTGTAGGCTTTAGTGTTGAACGACAGTTTGTTAACAAGCTACCTGAAGTACCAGCAGACATGGTTGACATTGATGATGTCATAGTAGTCCAGGATTCTAAGGAAGGCTGGCAGTCTGCGTTCCGTAAGCTAATCACTTACTTGTATGATGGTGAGATGCCTAAGTGGGATTTCTCTAAGGTCAGACCTAAGGGTGCAAGACTATCTACCTTTGGTGGTAGAGCTAGTGGTCCAGAACCTTTGCTTGATTTGTTTAACTTCTCTACTACTATCTTCAAGGAAGCAGGTGGTCGTAAGCTAACAAGCTACGAGTGTCACCGCATGATGTGTAAGATTGCAGAGGTAGTTGTAGTGGGCGGTGTTAGACGAAGTGCCCTAATGTCATTGTCTAACTTAACTGACGAGCGTATGCGTGGTGCTAAGTCTGGTCAGTGGTGGTCAGATACACCAGAGATGGCTCTTAGTAACAACAGTGTGTGCTATACAGAGAAGCCAGACATTGGTATCTTTATGAAAGAATGGACATCACTCTATGAGTCTAAGTCCGGTGAGCGTGGTATCTTTAATAGAGAAGCTGCGATTAAACAAGCAGGTAAGAATGGTAGGCGTGATACTAACCATGAGTTTGGTTGTAATCCTTGTAGTGAAATACTATTA